TCAGCCGGTCCGCTTCTTCAATTTGACCACCGAACCCGGTTTCCACCCGTGGAACCCGTGGTTCGAGTCCTCGACCGCCACGACGTCGAAACTGCCGGTGTCGGGCAGCGTGAACCGATCCTGAACAGTGACCACGAGCGTGGACGGAATCAACAGGTCAATGTCCGAATCAACCTGTGAGGTATGCCCGTCCAAGGTTTCGAGATATGAAGCGTGCCAACCGATCACGCGCCTATCGACAGGATCGGCCCAGATAAGAACGTCGTTTCCGAGGTCGTCTTGGCCCCAACCCTCGAATGCCTCGTGCTGCACGGTCCAGGGGGTGGGGAACGTCATGAGCCTGCCTCCACAGGTGGCGTTGTATCGACGCTGAACGCCTTACCCCGACCGCCTCCGCAGAGCGCTTGCAGCTCAGCAATCTCCGAGGGGTAGAACAGGTTTCGGCGTGGCTGGCTCTGTGGGGTTGCCTGGAATACACCCGCGACGAGCGCGGGGGCGGACCCACTCCCCTGATCATGCCATCGCAAAACGGCACCGCGGAGAATCGCCTTGGCGGCTGCCGGGTATTCGAACTCTTCCGACTCGATACATGGGGCCACCCGCGCCGCAAGGGCAAGGGCGTCGGCAATCATGGCCTCCGCTTTGTCCTCGTCAATGTCTGCGAACGGCAGCAAGTCGGCTACGGCGATTAGGGTCATCAGCGAGCCCCACTCGGCGCAGGCTCATAGTCGGCATCCTCGGGGTCAACGACCTGGAAGCGCGCCACGCCGTTCTCGACCACCCGGCGCTCAAGCAAGGGCCGTGGCCTCCGGTATGCCTCGAACGTTTCGAGGTCGGCAGCCCGCAGCGTCACGCCCAACTGCACAGTGGCCGCCCAGCCCCGGTCCCATTCCTGCCACACCTGTCGTCGGTGGAGGTCGCCAGGATCGGCGCATAGCCCGATCAGCATGCTTTTCATGCCGTCCTGCCACTGGCCGGTAACCGGTGAGTTCTGGTTGGTCTCGGCGTTCGAGATGCCAGCCAACATGCCTGCGGTCTGCAAAATCACCGACAATTCATCCAGTTGCGCACTAAGTTCCCGGCCACGTTTCCAAAGCTTCTGCGACTTCGAATCGAGTTCGATCACCACATCAGCGCTCGCGCCGGGGTCCACAACACCGACTGCGGCAGTGAACTCTTCCGCTGCGGCATTCCAGCGGGCAGCAATGGCCTGGTAGTTGTCCAGGGCCACGGTCGAGTAAATCTCTTTGAGTCGCCGCCAACCAGCCGTCACGACGGTCTCGTCCACATCGGAGCGGATCTGTTCGGCGATGGCGGCTGCTCGGTACTCGGCAACCCGGTCGGCGTCTTTGCCGGACAGGACCGCCTCAACCAGCCGGTCCACAAGCGGGCGACTGATCGCCTTGAAAGAATCAATTCTTTCGCGCAATGCGACATATTCAGCAGGTGCGGGAACACCGTTCTTTTCCAGCAGACTTACAGCACCGCTGTGTCGGAGATTACCGTTTACATCAATTGGGACACGAATAGCCATTTGGTAGTTTTCCTTACTTAGCCTGGGGGCCGTGGGTTGCCTCGAACTGCTCTACCAGCAGCTCATTCTTTAGTTCGACAGCAAGCTTGCGATCACCGGCCTGTTCGGCAAGCTGGATAAGTTGCTCCCGCGTCGGTAATTGACTCGGTTGATTGCCAGCGGAAGGAATGACATTGCCGGTTCCGATGGTCGGTTCAGCCTCTACAGGGCTTTCCACGACCTCGGCGGGATTATCACCCTCGCGGTGCTGCCGCCACGCCTCGTGGACAGCAGCCGTCATTTGTTGGCACAATTCTCTCGCATCGGTCATTTCGTTACCTCTTTCGCTTTGTCAATATCGGCCCGTGCCCGCTTAATGGTTGCGTCGTCCCAATCGAGCATTTCAAAGGGAATGTCGGAATGCGCCAGCTCGGGCACTGCCGATAGGATCTTTGATACGGAATCGGCAGCAGCCGACAGCATCGTGTTCTCCGGTGCCGACCAACGAATGCTGAGTTTAGCAACCTCGGGCGGCATCTCATCCCACCCGTCCCTGATTTGCAATGCGGTCTGAATAAACCGGACTAGTCTCGGCGTGAAACAGGAATCCATCACATATTTTGATTCGATAATCAGTGATCGTTCTGCCGCCTCGATAGCTTCAGCGGACGACGGGTTATCGTGCACAATGCCCAGCTCTGACAACGGCAGGGAGGTTTCCGACGCGAACATTGCCGCCAGCGTCCGCAACTGTTCTGTATGCGGGGTGGGATTCGAGGGGTTGAACTGCCCGACCTGCGGTAGCGGAGCCTCGGGGGTATCCGGGTCGCCCGGAGCGGCCCAAATGCGACCCATAAGGGCCTGCCACTGCGGAATCAGTTCGCCATCGGCGTCAGTGAACATTGATTCGTCTGCGCCCATAATCCAGCGCTGAGGCGACGAGTAGAATTCCGCGCCAATCTCCATTCGAACCAAGGTTCTCAGGGCGGAATCGGTCAAGCCCATCACCGAGCGAGAAATGCGCGACTTGCCGAACGGGCGGTCCAGGCTCGGGCGGTCGGGCAACACCTCCACGGGCAGGCGATCTAGCGTGTGTTCGTAGCGTTCCACGGTCCATTTGCGATCCCAGCGACCACGGATAGTCAGACGGGGTAGGAACAGTAGCCATTCCACAACGCGGCCCGTCTGGTCCATGTCAGACACGGAGAATGCGGCCTTGAGCCGGCGCAGGCGGTAATCCCACAGCCCAGCCCCGAACATTGCCGACTGGGTGGAGAGCAGAACCTCGGGTTCGCCCACGCTGCGGTCACCCTGGGTTGCCATCCAGAATGAACAGGAATGAATGAATGTTGACGTGATGGCCTGCGGTAGCAGCATCGTGAAATCGTTTTCGGCCAACATCGGCGCGATGTCCAGTGGGTCGTCATCACCGGGCAGGGTGAACCGCTCAAATTTGCATCGGCGGGCCATAACGTCGACAGATTTAGCAGGCCAACCCAATGCCATATCAATGCTGGCAAGGTGTGGCGGAATCGCTATTCCAAGGTTCTTGAAAATGTTCTTGTGATCGTAGTAGGTGGTCCGCAGAATATTGCGGTGAAGCTTTCTCGTCCACGTGGACCACAGTTCATTAAGAATGCCGGCCTCATCATCGGTCAGCCCAGAAATGGTGCCAATAGTCGGCTGGCCGATAATTCCGGTCAAAGGATTACTCCTGTCAAAATTACTTACTCCTAAAATGCCCTGACCAGCACTTTTACGGGCCAGTCAGGGCTAAAAAGGTTGTTAATTCATACAATGGCAGAGAAGGGTGGGGCCTTCGATCTGGAGAAACGGCCCTTATGGGGGACCCTAGCCACCCTCTGGAATGCCCATTGCTGCCGTCTCAGCAGCGCTGAGCGACTTTTATCGCATCCCGGTGTCATTACCTTCATCGGCGTATTCAGCGGCTAGGCGGCGCAAGTGGAGTGGATACCCCCTAGGGGGGATCAGCTTTGCCGTTCCCTGAATGGCCATGCGGCATCGCTGACGGCCTTGTCCATATGTGGCAAAGTTTCCACATATGACTTGTCGGCCCGCCCCCTGTTCGCCTCCGCGACGGCAGTTGCCTGCCGCACCTTGGCCCGATCCGCATACACCCGCTCGTACTCAACCGCTACAGCGGCACGCTGAGCGACTTTTATCGCTCCCCGGTGTCATTACCTAGGCGCGTGCCTATTCGCCGTTCTGGCGGGCTTTCCATTCACGGCGTTTAGCCTCTTCCCGCTCGCGTTGAATAGTGATCCAGGGCGATTCGGGTGGTTCGTAGTGACCGTGAGCCAGTCCAGGGTTCGGTGGCTTCCTCCGCTTTGCCTGGACTTCAATGCCTTGTGCGAGGTGGCCTTGCTCGCTTCCTCGCTTGGCATTGCAGGGCCGGCACGCGCCCCTCAAGTTATCTAAGCTGTTGGTTCCGCCATCCGCCCAACCGATAATGTGGTCAATCTGCGTTGCTACTCCGGTGCAGCGCTCGGGCATGCGGATCTGACATTGCCAGCCATCACGCTCGAATACCTGTTGCCTGATCTTCTCAGGTATCTTGCGACCATTGCGTTGATTCCAAGCCATTAACTATTCCTGCTTAAGACTGTTTTCTAGGGCGTGGCCACAATCGTCTCGGGGCCTGCCCACGGATCGCTATTCGAGCAACCCCGGTGGTAATGGCGGTACGCCGTATAGCTGCCGTCACCCGTTTGTTTGCATTCCAGATCGGTGATCGGCTTCCCGCAATCACTGCACCACCATGCAGACGTGCGCCGCGCGGCGGAACCCTGTTCTGTTCTGCCCGCCATCGCATCTAGAGATGCGTCGTCAAAGTCTTCACCACTCGGTGAACTAGTCCAGTAATCCTTTACCTGTTGTCTATCTTGCGGGCAGATAGCGAGCGCAGCGAGCGTTTCTTTAAACCCGCCCACTTCCCGGTCGGCGTCAGCCGATCCGGAAGTAACTTGAGTCTGCCCAGATGTACCACCCACATACTCATCACTTGGCAGTGATTTACTGCCAGTGTTATTGGTATTGGTATGATGGCGTATAGTCTGGGTTGTACCTTGAACCCCTGCGGAAATGGTGTCAGATTGTACCTTGAGATTGTCTTTCAAGGTATCGCTAGGGCTACCCTGTAAATCTTCTGGGAAGCGATAGACAGACGCGCCGCAGTTCTTGCGGCCACGCTTAACCAAGATGATGTACCCGTGGGCAGTCAGCCATGCTAGAGCTGTCTTGACGGTCTGAACATGACAATTGCAGTCGCGGGCCAGAACCTCGTTACCTGGGTGAGCGTTCGTGCCGTCACCCTCGGCGTAGTCCAGCAGGGTAACGAGGATTCGGTAATGCTTGTCTGACAGCTTTTTGCCGTGCAAGCTCTTGAGGTACCGGAATTTAAATCCCTTAGTCGCTGCCAATTCTGTTGGTCTCCCCTACCCGGTTTCTCGGGTCGCATAGATGTTGGTTCAGATCGTGGACAAGGCTCTCGACTTCATCCCGAGTTAGGACGATCCAGCCCTGTCCACGGCGGATAATCGCGCCGCCATTGCCACGTCGTTGGACTCGGGTTACCGCCATTGGGACATCACCCCTCGAATGGTTGGGCCGTCGATGGCTTGCAGCAGTGCGACGGCCTCAGTACCGGTCAAGCCTCGGGACTCGGCAGCGTGCAGCAATGCCATGCCCACCTTGCGGCGCTGCCGGTATTTGGCCTGCGCTTCCCTATCGCAGGTCTTGCAGTGGCCATCGAGGTAAATCTCAGTATGGGCGCACACGGCTCCCCCTTTCATTCATTGTTGTTGATGTTGTGCCTAAAGTGGGCACACCGTTTTTGGGCAAAAGAAATAGCCCCACTATCGCCGGGGCGGCTTATGACGTGGCGATTAGTTGCAGCACCGCCATTGACCTGTGGTTTAATGGCTAATTGCCACCATTGGCGTCAGATTTTGTGACGTACTTCTTTCTCCGGTTTTCTCGTCGGCAAGTCTTACAGATGGAATGGAGACCATCGGCATTCCGCGAATATGGAGAGAAGAACTCGACGCCCTTGGATAGTCCGCACGAGGAACAGGTTTTGCGCGGGCCTTTATCCAACTGGCCTAATGCTGGTGCGGGCTTCTGAGGCGGCGATGGCCAGTCCTCCTCGCTTTCCAGGTCAACGTGTCGCAGGAGTGGCAGTTTCTCTTCCCTACGCCGATTCCGACGCCGTTCCAGGCCGTCATCCCGTTCAGCGCCGAGAGTCGGCTCAATCTCGTCAATGTCTGCGGCTACGAGCGTGTAGGCCGAATGTTTCGCGTCCCAATCATTGGCCGGATCGTAGAATTTCAGTTCCTCTAGAGTGAGCATTCCCGCCTCAAACATGGCCCGTTCAAGCTCCCGATCATCGCGGGTGCCCTTGGGCTTGGCGCTGCCCTTCAGGAGCGCGTTCGCCTGTTTCTCTAGGTCGGTGTTTCTGCCGGTTTTCATGTGGTAGCCTTTCTACTGAGATTGTTCAAAGTGACTACGAGTAGTAGTCCTAGGGGTCGGAATTTTTAGAACCCCTCCCCTATATGCTGTAGCGGTTCGACGGCACAATGGCCGAAAATGCCTTTGACCATTGGTTACGTCCAAAACCGAACCTCGACAATGGTTGAGGTTTGACGCTATATGTGCGCGTTTATGCCCGGGCGTGTCGAAATTGCTGAAATGGCGCGATGTGAAACAGGTTCTAATTCCCCGTTGGCGATGCCGTCCTCGATGTCTTCGGCAGGAAGGCGAGAAAGTTCATAGAGGGCGGAAACTGATGTTGGCAAAGCTTCCAAGCTTGGAAGATTTGAAACCTTGACCGCAATAGACCGCAGGCGGCTTGCCTCAGCTTCACTGATCCCAATCTGCTTCAACATCGGCAGCCACTCGCCATGCTGCACGTCAGCCTTGGCTGCGATCATGGTTCTTACCCGCCGACACGATGCCCTCGACCGCGCGGCCTAGATCGGCCTTGATGGCGCGCACCCAATCGTCCACACTGCGCACCAGTTCGCCGTCCACGGTCTCGTCGACCCGGAGCCGATCCACGGCATCGGTAACCGCGTCCGCGAGGGCATTACCGAAGTCGGTCATCTCCAGCGTCATGACGCCACGTCCTCGTTCACGGGCTTGCGACTCAGCAGCCGCACGATTTCCCGGCGTTTGTCGTCCGTCAGGGGTGGGGCTGTCTCCAGCGCTTCCTTGATCCACTCATCAGGTGTCATCGTGCCGCCTCATGCTTGTAGGGATTGAATAGGTTGAAAATTCAACCCGATGAAACCTAAGCGTAGCAGACGGTTGGTGAGGTTGGGAAGCTATGCCTGTTAAGGTTGGACGTATGGCGACCGCAGAAGATCGACGCAAGACGAATGAGGAATGGGAACGACTCTTTGCCGCGAACGTGAAACGGATACGTCAAGCTCGCGGGTTGTCGCAGCAAGATATTGCCGACCTGCTTACCGAGCAGGGGTTTCCGGTGCATCAGACGGCCGTTGCCAAGCTCGAAACCGGGCAGCGCCCGCTACGGGTGGCCGAGGCGGCTGCCATAGCTGCGGCACTGGACATACCGCCGTTGTCCGTGTTCTACGGACCCGCCGAGGATGATCAGCTCGAAGAGCTACAAAGGGAACTAATGCGGGCGCAGAAGGCGTTGGATGCCGCCGAGTCCAAGCTTGGTGATGCCGGGTTCGGTTACACGCGGCGCTATAGGGAAGTCCGGGAGGCGGCAGCGAAGGTCATCGCGGCAAGGTCTGAGGCCCGCATCGAAGCGGAAGAGTCGGGATGGGCCGAGGCGACGACTATCTCAAAGCAGCCCAGCCGGACCGAAGCGGGACGGTCGGACAACCTGTTCGCTGCGGGCTACGAGCCTATGGACGACTACGACGTCCCACCGGGCTAACGCCGCCAGTCCCACCAGATCAGGTCGCGGTCGAACTTGCGGGCACCCCGACCCGCAGGCTTCACCACGATCCACAGCAGCTTGTCGACAATCGCAGCCTTAGCCTCTATGTCGGCGTCGTTCCACGTGTCCACCAGCGACCCGTCGAGTAGATGCAGGGCAGGTTTGCGGTCAGCGATCTTGAGGTCGATATCGGCTATCTCACGTTGAATGTCGAGAGCCTGCTCGGTGACCTCTTCCTCACCAAGGAGGCCCCGGCGCATCATCCCCGCTAATGACTTGCGGGTAGACACCAACGCCGCCCTCCGATCCTCCAGGGCAGATGTGTCACTGTGACGATTCGCAACGTCCCGCTCGACACCCTGTTGCTCAAGGTAGGGGACAACGATGTCTTCGATCATCTCATCGAGGGGAGCGACGGCGCGGGCCACATGCCCACCGTCACGACAGGCGTAGGTAGGGTTGCGGTCGGGGCCGTGGGCGAATTGGGCATACAGCGGACGGCCACACTTCCAGCACAGAGCAACGCCGGACAACAGGTACTTGCGCTCGAACGCCATCTCGTGTGCCCGCGTGGCGAACAACGCTTGCAACGCCCGCCACGAGACAAGATCCACGATGGGTTCCCAGTTTCCGGCGCCGACCTCATCGCCCCGATGCACCACGAGGGCGGCCAAGCGGGCGTTCGACAGGACACGTCGCACATGCAGATTCGACCACTGCCGGCCCCTGACAGTGGTGATGCCGGACTCGTTCCATCGACGGGCAATCGCGTGCAGACTGGTACCGCTCAAGAGGTCTTTGACCGCCACCCTGATCATGTCGGCCTCGGGCTGCCGGTGGCTACCATCGCCGTTGAACCCGAATGGGCGACTGCCCTCCTTGCGCCACATGCCTGCAACCCTACGGGCGGCATTGGCGTGCTGTCGGCGCTCGGCATGCCTGCCCGATTCGCCCTCTGCAACAGCCGCCAAGATGCTCGCGGTGGTCCGCCCCGACGCGGTGGACAGGTCGATCTTCTCGCCAGAGGACACCGTGTGGATCGGCACGTCGTCAGCGGCTGCGATGACACGCGTCAGATCCCCGAGGCGGCGATACAAGCGATCGACGGCGTATGTGACAACCGCGTCGAACCGCTTCGCCTTCAGGTCCTCCAGTAGTTGTTCAAACTGGGGTCGCTTCTTCCCGCTGTATGCCGAGATGGAGTTGTCGACAAACTCGACGGTCGCCGTAGCGCCCAGCTCGGCCGCTTTTACACGGCACAGATCAAGCTGCCGTTGCACGGCAGTCTCAGTCTCGTCCTTCGCCAACGAGATACGGGCGTAGATGGCGATCCGCAC